TATATGGCAGAAATAGACAAAGGACTCCCGAACACTAGAAACAAAGTAGAAATCCCTTCACAAGAAGAGATTCAAGAAGTTGCTGTTCAGGAACCAATAGAAGAAAAAGGACCGATTGAGGTCATTCCAGAAGAAGACGGTGGTGTAACATTAGATTACGAACCAGGTGCAATTAACGTACCAGGAACAGAAAATCATTTTGATAATCTAGCAGAGCTTTTACCAGATGATGTATTAGAACCAATTGGTTCTGAGATGACACAGAATTACACGGACTACAAAGCGTCCAGAAAAGAATGGGAGCAGTCTTACATTACAGGATTAGATTTACTTGGTTTTAAATATGAGAATAGAACAGAACCATTTCAAGGAGCTTCTGGTGCAACACACCCAGTGTTAGCTGAAGCGGTAACACAGTTTCAAGCTCAAGCATACAAAGAATTATTACCAGCAGATGGACCTGTAAGAACACAGGTCATAGGTGTCAAGAATCCACAAACAGAACAACAGGCAACACGTGTAAAAGATTTTATGAATTATCTGATTATGGATCAAATGAAAGAGTATGAGGCAGAGTTTGATTCTATGTTATTTCATTTACCGCTTGCAGGTTCTACATTTAAGAAAGTTTACTACGATGTG